GTAAATTTCTCAACATTGACATAGAACCAGCACCTCCAGAGCTGGAGTTAGAAGTTGAAATGCAGTGTAGAGAAATTATGAAAGCTCATGATATAGACAACGTAAAAAGATATTGCACACATATGGTTAGAAAAAAATTTGATCAGGATATCTTTATGGCATCTTTGTTAAACAGACTTATAGAGTTGGAAGCCGAAAGAGTTGTTCAGCAAATGAGAAAAGAAAAGGAAAAATCAACTAATCCAATCAAGAAGTTTTTTCATATTCCTTGATTTCTTCATCAGTAAAGTCTTTAATTAATAATTTATCAATTTTATCAACTTCATAATTGAATTTAAGTACGGCAGTTCTTATATGTTCTGTGACCCAACGACCCTGATCATAAATGACTTGTGCTTTGCCATTTTCTTTTATAAAAACATAATGATCCTGTCCTTTCATTTGAATTTCAAGGAAATTTCTTTCTAAGTTTTTACGTCTTATATCTTTAAGTTTGCGTAATTTAAGAATAGATTTTCTAACTGGTTTCATTTGTAATAAAGATCATGTACACGTTGTAATGGTATCGCAGCTACTGGAGGGGAAACAGAATTTCCTAAAGATTTA